CGAGCTCCGCATGGCTGCCATAGCCACCGAGTGCGAGGCCGAAGACGCCGACACCAACGCGCTGCTGGAGGAAGCCCGCGCCATCAAGGCCGAGCTGGAGACCAGACGCGCCGCGGCCGAAGAGAGAACCAAAGAGCTCGAAGAGGTCGCAGACAATCCTATCACCGAAACCATCATCGAGGAGGAAAGAAAAACCATGAGCGACATGGAAATCAGAAACAGCGCGGCGTACATTGACGCCTATGCAAACTACATCAAGACCGGAAAGGCTGAAGAGTGCAGAGCGCTCCTCACCGAGAACGTCTCCGGCGGACAGGTCCCCGTCCCCGAGTTCGTTTATGACATCGTCAAGAACGCCTGGGAGAAGGAAGGGATCATGTCCCTCGTTCGCAAGAGCTATCTCCGCGGCAACGTGAAGGTCTCCTTCGAGATCTCCGGCGAGGCTGCCACCACGCACACCGAGGGCGCCGCTGCTATCAGCCCCGAGAACCTCGTACTCGGTATCGTCGAGATGAAGCCGGCCTCCATCAAGAAGGTCGTACAGATCTCCGACGAGGTCTATGACCTCCGCGGCGAAGAGTTCCTCCGTTACGTCTACGACGAGATTACCTACAGGATCGCCAGAGCGGCGGCCGACAATCTCCTCACCAAGATCAAGGCGTGCGGAACCGTCTCCACCAACACTCCGACCACCAACGTGGCCGTAGGAGTCCTTGAGGAAGCCTCGATCGCTCTCGGCACCATCGCCAAGGCCCTCGCCAAGCTCTCCGACCAGTGCGAGAACCCCGTCGTAGTCATGAACAAGCTGACCTGGGCGAGCTTCAAGGCTGCCCAGTATGCGGCCAGCTTCCCCGCTGACCCGTTCGAGGGCTGCCCGGTCGTCTTCAACAACACCATCACGGCCTTCAGCGCTGCCACCACCGGCGTCCCCTACGCCATCGTAGGCGACTTCGGTCAGGGCGCTCTGGCCAACTTCCCCAACGGCGACGCCATCGACTTCAAGTTCGACGATCTCTCGCTCAAGAAGCAGGACCTCATCGAGATCCTCGGACGCGAGTATGTCGCGGTCGACGTCGTAGCTCCGGACGCCTTCGTTCAGATCATGAAGGAGGCCTAACCGGCTACAACCGGCTAACGGTTTAGCAATTAGGGCGGCGCTCATCAGCTCCGGCGTCGCCCTTTTTTATCAGGAGCTGGGACAGGAGCTGAAAATGAAGACACTCATAGCTATCCCCTGTATGGATCAGGTGGCGGCGGGCTTTTGCGGAAGCCTTGCCACGCTGGCGAAGGTCGGCGAGTGCACCGTCTCAATGTTATGCGGCTCGCTGATCTACGACTCCCGCAACAATCTCTGCAAGCAGGCGCTCCAGATCGACGCCGACTATCTCCTCTTCCTGGACTCGGACATGGTCTTCGAGCCGGATCTCCTCGAGCGCATGATGAAGCACATGGAGGACGGCAAGGACATCGTGACCGGGCTCTACTTCAGGCGGGGCTCACCGTTCACTCCGGTAATCTTCAAAGAGTTCATACCGGGCGAAGGGAAAGACGAGACCGTGGTCAAAGGCTACGAAGATTACCCCGCGGGCGAGATCTTTGAGGTCGCGGCCTGCGGAGGCGGCGCTCTGATGATCTCCAAGAAGGTCCTCGTGGACGTGGCGCTGAACTACCACACATGGTTCGATCCGATATTCCACGCGGGCGAGGATATGTCCTTCTGCTGGAGAGCTCGGGAGCTCGGCTACAAAATCTGGTGCGACTCGACGATCCCTCTCGGACACGTCGGCCAGATGATCGTAACGGAAGCCATCTATCACGCTACAAGGGACAAGGAGGCGAAGAAAAATGCCGAAAATTGAAATGAGAGCGACTTGCGTCACCAGCAAGGGCATATTCAAGCGCGGGCAGATCTACGAGATCCCCGAGGCCGGGCTGAAGGAGTTCACGCCCGAGTACATCAGGATCCTCGAGACCGAGATCAAGACAGCCCCGGAGACCAGGGCGAAGAAACCCGCAACCAAGAAAAAGACAGCAACGAAGAAATAGGAGGCCGAAGATGGCGCTCATCGACAACGTAAAAACCTCACTTGGGATCCTGGATCCGACGACGCCGACCCCGGCCACAATGGCCCGGACCGTCGATCTCCACGAGATCATTGACGCCTGCAAGGAAGATCTGAAGCAGGCGGGGATCCTGGAGACAGTCGTGGACGCCGAGGGCCCCTTCGTGACGCAGGCGTGCAAGCTCTACGCTCGCGCTATGGTCAACTTTATGGGCCAGGGCGAGATCTGGCGGAGCCGCTACGAAGGCTACCGCGACGGGTACGCTATGCGTCAGGACTATATCACAGAGCCGGAACAGTAAAGGAGGACGCCTATGTTTCAGGACTACGTCACTCTCTTAACTGCAACGACCACAACCTCGAGCGCAGGCGACGCGATAGACACCTTCACCGGGAGGGAGGTCTTCGCTCGCGTTGTATCAGCAAATGACCGTGAGAAAACGCTTGCGGCGTCCCGCGGGGAGACCGCGGAGTACGTCATCATCCTGTCGGACAAGCGCGACTATGACGGCCAGATCTATCTGGACTATGCCGGAGTCCGGTATCGCGTGATCGACACGCGCTTCTCGGACACCTCGCTGGAGATTCGATTGGTGGTGACAAAATGGCAGACACTATAACCATCGCGCTCCGGAAGGCGCTCCAAACCAAACTACTCGGAAAATGCAGCAAAGTCTTCTACCGGACCGCTCGCGGCGGCAACACCGGCGAGTTCGTGGTCTATGAGCTCTCGAACGTCATCGACGACGAGAACCTCTGGCAGACCACGCTCGAGGTCAACGTCCTCGGCCCCGGACAGAATACCGAGCCGGTCGAAAAGCTCGCGGATCAGATCTGGGAGGATCTCGACCATTGGTACTACCTGAACGGCGACCTGGGCTATACCTGCTACCAGCAGAGCCGCGCCCCGGTCAGCGAGGAGACCGACACGCTGAACCATCAGCGGCTCGTTTTCCTTATCCGCCTTTACAAATAACAAGGAGGCCAAAATGGCAAGAATTACTGGCTTAACCTCGACCACCAAGAAGAACCTCCAGCTCGACGCTGGGGCTCTCTACAAGGGCTGGGTCATGGGTACCGACACTCCGGGATCCTCGTCGTCGAAGCTGATCGGCGCGACCGTTGGAGGCACGACCTTCACGGCGACTCCGGAAGTCCGTCAGATCTCGGTCGACGGAGCCAAGGGACCGACCAAGGGCTACGAGACCATTGATAGCTGGACCGCGACCCTCGCGTTCACTATCAAGGAGTCGACCAAGACGGCCCTCGCGCTCGCCCTGGCTGCGTGCGACACCACGACCACGACCAGCCTCTCCGGATACTCGAAGCTCGCGGCCCGCGAAGGCATAGCTGACACCGACTACGTCAGCAACATCGCGTGGGTCGGAACGATCTCCGGATCCAGCGATCCCATCGTGATCATCCTGAAGAACGTCCTCGCCCTGACCGGTCTGACCTATCAGGCCCAGGACAAGAACGAGGCAGGCGTACCCGTGACGCTCACCGCGCACTACGACGTCTCCGACCTCGACGATATTCCCTTCGAGATCTATATGCCGGACATCGCGTAAGCGACACCACAAAAGGAGCTGAACATGAGAAAACTGAAAACCCTTGACGTCTTTGAGGCCCTTCGTCTCGTGCAGAAGTCGGGCCTTAAAGACCAACTCGTACCTCTGATCGAACGCTTCGCCAAGAAGCCGGAGGAGGTACAAAAGGCCGGGATCCTCGGGGTCCTGACGCTGATTGAGGTCTTCGCGGATAACAAATGCGAGGATCTGATCTACAAGTGGCTCGCGGGTCCGTTCGAGTGCGATCCGGACGAGATCCGGAACATGGAGCTCGACGATCTGGCGACAAAGCTGAAAGAGCTTACGGAGGAAAACGATCTCCGTAATTTTTTTACTGTGCTCTCTGGACTTCTTGGCCGGAAGCCCTGAAGCTCCTCGGAGCCTATCCGTGGGAATACGTCAAGGAGCTCGACGCGGACGCAGCCATCGACCTGATAATAGCCTCCAAGAAAGAGGACAACGAGGAGCGGATCTTCCAGCGCTGGATCTCCGGATACCAGCACGTCAGCTTTGACGAGTTCCGGGACACGGTCTGCCCGAAGAAGGCGAAGACCGAGGCCGAAGTCATGGCCGAACAGGAAGAGATCGCGGCCATGTTCGCGCAAGGCTACCACAAGGTCGACATTGACGAGATTTAAGGAGAAAACATGGAAATCTTCAAGCTGTTCGGCAGTATCTTAATCGACTCGTCCGAAGCTGAAAAGTCCATAAGCAAGACCGGCAAGGAGGCCGAGGGTCTCGGATCCAAGCTCTCCGCCGGTATTAAGACCGCGGCGAAATGGGCCGCGGGAGTCGTAGCTGGGGCGGCAGCCGTCGGGACCGCGATGGTCGCGGCAGCCAAAGACACCGCCGAGACCGCGGACGCCATCGACAAGGCCAGCCAGCGCATGAAGATGGACGCCGAGAGCTACCAGGAGCTCGCGTATGCGGCAGAGATGTCCGGCGTAAGCATGAGCACGCTCGAGAGCGCGGCCAAGAAGCTCGAGGGGACTGACCTCAACATGGAGGACGCCCTCGCGCAGATCTACGCGCTGGAAGACGCGGAGGAACGCGCTGCGAAGGCAGCGGAGCTCTTCGGAGACAAGGTCGCCTATGAGATGACGCCCATGCTCAACGCTTCCGGCGAAGAGATGGCCGACATGGCCAAAGAAGCCCATGACCTCGGGCTCGTAATGGGCGACGAGGCGGTCAAAAACGGCGCCGCCATGAATGACATGTTCGCAAAGGTCGAGGGAAGTCTCGGGGCTTTGAAGAACGGCCTGCTGACCGAGTTTATGCCCTACATCATGGAGATCCTTGACTGGCTTATCAAGGCCATGCCGAAGATCTCCGAGACTGTGAAGAAGGTCATGGACAAGATCATGCCGATCGTCAAGCCTATCCTCAACGCGGTCGTAAAGGTCGTCGAGGCCGTCTTCGCTTTGCTGGACGGAGACTTCGCCGGCTTCGCGGACGCGATCCTGGGAGCCCTCAAGGGACTCGGCGAGGGACTCTGGAACGCCGGCAAGGCTGCCTTCGAGCTCTTATGGGACGGTATCAAGTCCGTCTGGGACTCCATAAGCAACTGGGTCTCCGAAAAGGTCGGCTGGCTGGCGGACAAGATCATGTTCTGGAAGAAGGGCTCGGAAGAGATGACGGAGGAAAGCTACGGCACGACCTCGGCATACTCCGGCACTTCCGGCGGCGGGCGCTCGTTTGGCGGAGCCAGCACCGGAGGATCCTCGAGCTCTGGAGACCTGACCGTCTCGCTGAACATCGACGGGAAGGCCTTCGCGCAGGCGACATATAACAGCTACCAGGACGAAGCCAAGAGGAGGGGCCCGAGCCTTGTTACCACATAGTTTTACTGTCAATGGGACGGACATAAAAGCGTACATCCAGAAGTACGGCCTAATCCAGGCGGCTCCTCGCTATGTCGAGGGCAACGAGGGATATGTGGCCAGGAGCGGACGCTTCCGTCCCGACATCATAACCGAGAAACAGGATCTCACGGTCCGGCTGATGGCCCTGAAGTCTACGGAGCTGCCGACGGTCATCGCGTACTTCACGACGCCGACGTCAACGGTCGTCTGGTGGGACAGCAAGACCGGCGCGACGCACTCCGGGACGTATCTCGTCAACCTGGGCGAGCTGGTGGTCGCTCTTCAGGACACTTACAAGGAAGTCTTCGAGGGCCTTGAGATCACTCTGACGGAGCTCTAACATGACCGCATACATCGAAATAGACTACAACGGAAACACCTACACGCTCGACGATGACGCGATCACGCTCGAGGACCTGCCGAGGATCCAGCGCGAGGCCAGCCCGATCAACGACCAGCTCACGGCCGACGAGATGGACTTCGGCTTCTCGGACATAGATCTCGCGGAGCAGAACTGGAAGGACCTCCCGAAGGGGTCCGAGATCCGGCTCTTTCTGGATGGAACTCTGGCTGTCACGATGTACGCCAAGTCCGTCAGCAGGCTCTCGGTCCATCGCTGGCATATAACGGCCACGAGCGCGGTCGGGCTCCTGATCGGAGTCGAGCACGCCGGAGGTATGTACCTCGACGGCAGCGTCGACGTCGGAGATCTGATCGCGGAGATCATGGGCGGGACCTATGACAGCACGATCACCTACGGAGTCAAAACTCTCTACAAGTACACGACGAACACCGGCGACTACTACGTCGAGAAGGATCTCGCGGACATCATCGTCGTCGGATGGCTGCCGCTGGTAAAGGACGCCCGGGACAACCTGCACAAGATACTCCAGGCATACGGAGCCAGCGTGCTCAAGTACACGGACGGCTACCCGCTTATAGGCTACAACGACCCGCAGCAGGCCGTCGCGATCTCGGACGACGTCTTGAGCCTTGAGGGCTCGATCAACTACGACGGGAACACCGTGACGGATGTCTATGTGGTCGAGCATGACTTCGTAGCCTCTACCAAGCCCGCGATGGAGATCCTGGCGGACTTCTCGGACAACCTCACGGCCTTCGCCAACAGGCGGGTCCTCTTCGCCAAACCTATCCAGCCCTCGACCATCGTGGTCGCTGATCCGGGCGGGACGCCTCTGACTCCGGGGACAGACTACACCATCACAACGCATTGTAACTACTGCATAATCTCGACCGCGGCGGCGGTCGCTTTTGTTATATCTGGGCAGCCTTATCAGGATAACGCCCAGGAGTTCCACGCGGCGACCGGGATCACCGGACAGACCTCCGAGATCCACGTCACGCAGAACACGCTGATCAACAGCGCGAACTCCGCGAACGTACTGGGCAGGCTGGCCGACTACTACGCAAACGCCAGGATAGAAAACTACAAGTTCGAGCTGATAAACGCCGAGCCGAAGACCGGCGACATGGTGACCTACAACGACGTCGCCGGAGCAGCTGCGAGCGGGATCGTCACCAGGGAATCGGTGGCCATATCCGGCATAGCTGCCGCGCAGGCCGAGATCGTCTCGAACTGGCAGCCGGGTAACTTCGGCAACACCTTCAACGCCTTCAAGATCGTCGACAAGACGGCGCTGGGCGGGAACCTGACGGGGACCTACTCGGACGCAGAGCTCGAGGGCAAGGACGTCATGATCGTGATCTTCGACTCTGCCTCCGGAGGATCTGGCGGGACGAACGGCGAAGACGGTCAGGACGCAAGCCACAACTCCGGCGTGACGCCGGTGCAGACCTCGCCGTATGACATCTATCTGCTATATCAGTCCGGCCAACCCGGTCAGGGCGGAGGACCCGGACAGTACGGCGACGGCGGTCCCGGAGCCAAGCGCTACAACATGATCCGTACGACCTTCTCGGGGTCTTATGCGGTCAGCCTGGGCGCAGGCGGCGACGGAGGAACTGCGGGCCTGCCAGGAGCGGACGGCGACCACACGACCTTCGGGAGCTGGAGCTCGGACGTCCACGATCTCGAGGGGACTTATGTGAACTTCGTCAGCGGGGACATATACGGCGGCCCGGGTCTGCCTGACACGTCGCTCCGCGGGTATTACGGCGCGGCTGGCGGCTATTATGACTATGACGCCAACAAGTACGTCAAGCCTGTAAGGCCAAACTTCTCGCCCTCGATCACTCCGGCCCACACTATGCTCTGGACAGGCCACGACATTTACCAGGGCGACGTCACGATCGAAATGAGACCTTGCCCGGGCGGCAACGGAGCCGGTGCAGGGAAATATCCCGCTCCGCATAGCAACGGGACGGCCGGAGGCGATGGAGACTTGAGCCTCAACACCGTCCACGTCGGTAACAAATGGTATGTGACCGTGGCCGGTGGAAATGGCGGTGACGGCGGCGATCAGGTCGCCTCGACCGTGACCCCGAACCTTGGCCAAGGTGGAAGCGGCGGCGGTCCCGGATCTGGAGGAGGCGGCGCCGGAGCTGGCGCGACTTTCCCGGACGCGAACAACTCAAGACCGGCCGCAAAGGGCGGCAGAGGCGGCAAAGGCGGCAAGGGCGGAAAAGGCTCGGACGGCTTCGTGCTGATCTATTATCACAACTAACAGGAGGAACAACATGAGAATCATCACTCCGGAGCTCAACACTATCAGGATCGGACACCAGGGCGAGAACGGCGCGGTCTGCGTGCAGATAAACGCGGCCGACTGGCCGACACTCTATGGGGCGGGCGAGTTCCGTCTCGACCACCAGCGCCCGAGCGACCCGGCGGGCTATCCCTGCGAGGTCAGCTTCGACGGTCAGGTCGTGAGCTGGATCGTGACCGCTTCCGACGTGGCCATCGCTGGCTACGGGAAGGCGGAGCTCGTTTATAAGGTCAACGACGTCGTCGCGAAGTCCATCACCTACTCGACCATAATCGAGGCCAGCGTGGACGGCTCGGGAGATCCTCCGGAACCGTGGGAGAGTTGGGTAGACGAGGTAATGGACGCTCGCGACGAGGCGGTAGAGGCGGCGAGCAACGCCGCAGACAGCGAACGCAACGCCTCGGCAAGCGAACAGGCGGCTTCACAGAGCGAGAGCAACGCCCACGGCAGCGAGTTAGCGGCGGCGGGTAGTGCCTCGTCTGCGGAAACCTACGCTCTCAAATCGGAAGGGTATGCGGTCGGCAAGCAGAACGGAACGCCCGTCGAAAGCGGGTCGCCGTACTACCACAACAATGCCTCATACTACGCAGCTTACGCAAACGAAAAGGCCGAGGAGGTCGCACAGGCACTCGGCCCGATAAACGCCCACCTTGCAGACCACAATAACCCCCATCAGGTCACGCCGAGTCAGATTGGAGCCATCGAGAAGGTCGCGGGGGCGGTCGCGGACAACATCGCGGTGCTTACTGCGGCGGGAGAGGTCGCGGACAGCGGCGTGTCGATGGAGTTAGAGGAAACGCTCACGGGCGAGTTAGTCAGCTTCAAGGCGTTGGCGGCTACGCCGTTAAAGGCGTTGAATGTCGCCCTCTCCCCCTTACAGGACTTAAACGGCTACGACAACCCGTGGCCCGGTGGAGGAGGGAAGAACAAGTTCGACAAGGACGACGAAACCCTTGTTTATGGGGCATATTTAGGCGGCGGCGTTGTCGTGTCGAACGGCAACAACAGGGTCGCGTTTTGCCCTTGCGCTCCAAACACGACTTATACCGTCAGCACAAGGAAAAATGCGGGTGATGTCAACGAGTTTGGTGTTGCGTATGCTACGACGGTAGAAAAACCGACAGGCGGTACGGCGTACTCGGACTATATCACCGCGTCGGGGAGTGCGGGATTGTGGCAAGCGGTAACGATAACCACGGGAGCGAGTGCGACTTGGCTTATCGTCTTTCTTGGTCGTGCAGCGTATGTGGCGGACTCGCTGGCGAACTTGCAGGTTGAACTCGGGTCAAGTCGTACAACTTGGCAACCCTATTCCAACATCTGCCCCATTACGGGAAGGACGGAGATAAATGTTTACAAGGCGGGAGCGAACTGGTGCGGCGGCAAGCTGTTTGCGGACAGAGTGGAAAACACATTGTCGGGCGTTACACGGTCGGGAAATGATGTAACATTCGCGGCTAACGCTTCGACTTCGGACTACCTTATCCCGTCGCCCGTTGTGCCGTATAAGGCAAATACGCAGTACACCTTCATACTGACAGGCACGAACGCAAACAACCGTTCAAATCTGCGAATAAACTACACGGACAATAGCTACGACCTTATCCCTAACTTTTCTTCGACGAAATCAACGCAGAGGATAGTCAGCGACGCGGGAAAGACGATTTATGCGCTTATCAAGGTAAACAGCGGCGGCAATACCACGCTTTACTGCGACGAGTGCGGGATATTTGAAGGGAATGTCGCGGCAGACGCTTTTGTGCCGTACACGGGCAAGGTTGAAAACATCAGCTTGGGCGGCACGGTCTACGGCGGGACGGTTGATATTACGGACGGGGAAGGAACGGACACACTAAAGAGCGTAGACTTGGGAACTCTCACATACTACAAACAAGGCTCCAACAACTTCTACGCCCTTTTGTCCGACGCTAAAACCTTCGTGGCGGGGGCTATGCCGAATATCGTATGTAGCGCATACCCGAAAAGCGTGAACGGCGCGGTATCAAAACAGGCAGACGGTACTATCTTCGGGAACAGCAACGACAAGTACATAGTTATCTGCGACAGCAACCACAGCGCAGACAATACCACGCAGTTTAAGGCGGCTATGTCGGGCGTTCAGTTAGTCTACGAACTTGCAACGCCTAACACCCTTACCACAACCCCGACGGAGATAACCACCCTCAAGGGCGACAACAATATATGGAGCGACGGGGATAGTTTGACGCTAACCCGCTACAAAGGGCTTGCCGAAATCGTCGCGGAAATCGTCGCCGAGTTGAACGCATAGGAGGTCTGCGATGGGAGAGAGCATAATCGTCGCACTTATAACTGGCCTGTTCGCCCTTGCGGGGACATACTTCGCGAACCGCAAGGCGGCGGCTCTTATGGAGTATCGCTTGAAAGAACTCGAAAAGAAAGTGGACAAACACAATCAGGTGGTCGAGCGGACTTTCAAACTCGAAGAACGCACCGAACTGCAAGAGGCCGAAATCAACCGCCACAAGGAACGCCTCCGCATACTCGAACAGGAAAGGAGAAACCCGTGAAAAACCTACTGACAGTAAAGAGCCTCGTGACCCTCACGCTCACGCTCGTCTTTTCCTACCTGTCCATAATTGGTAAAATCAGCGGCGAGCAATTCCTGACGATCTTCACCGTCATAATCGGCTTCTACTTCGGCACTCAGAAGGCCAAAGACGACTACGAGAAGGACGAGAAATGAGTACGATTAAAAGCCAGCTATGGCTCCCGACGGGGACGATCCTGACCACCGAGCTCGACAGCGAGTTCTATATACTCCCGAACTTCCGCGCCTGGGAGATCGCCAATAACAAGGCGACCGAAGACATCAAGCTCGAGATCCCGAGCCGGTACGCCTGGAAGCTCCTCGAGATGCTCCAGATCACGCGCAACCACATCGGACGCATAGACGTCAATAGCTATTATCGGACGCCGAGCTACAACGAGTCCGTCGGCGGAGATCCTCGGTCTTGCCATCTTATCGGCGAGGCCGTGGATATATCCAGACCGAGCCAGACGCCGAAGGAGCGCGACGCTATGATCGCGTGGTGGTCGAGTCTCTGCGACGCCTTCGACGAGATCGGGGCGATCGGCCTGTATTCCTGGGGCTACCATCTGGAGATCGGGAGCGACCGGCGCTTCGGCCAGACGGCCTTCTGCGTCCGGAACTATCTGAACAAATAAGGAGCGACTATGGCCTACAACATACTGATCCTCGACCCGGCGACCTACCGAGTCTGGCTGTCCGGTCAAGCCTACAACACAACGACCCGGCTCTCGGTCCGGGACTGGTGCATACACGAGGACGCAGAGCTCTGTTTCAACCTCGGGATGTTTGATATGGGCTCCGGACGAGGTATCACCTACGTCCACACGCCTCACGGCGATCTGGGCTACGGCGGAGCCTCGGACAAGCTGGATCTCCCGGGCGGGTACGCCTGCCAGGGCTACTCTAACGGCATAAAGGTCGGGAAGATGTCGATCAACAAGCCCCTCGGAGGATCTCGGACCCGAAATGGTATCGGGATCACCGACCGCGGGCACATCATCATCGCCCAGAGCGGCCACAAGGTCACGGAGGCGACATTCTGCGGGGCGGTCAACCAGTACGTCCTCGCGAGGTCCCAGACGGTCAAGCTCTTCGTCTTACAGGACGGAGGAGGCTCGACGGCCGAGTGGTCGAACGTCTCGCGCCTGGGCTTCACTCCGGAAGGCGGGCGTCCGGTCTCGACGGTCGTCTGCGTCAAGCGGAAGGTCCAGCCGGTCCTCTCGCGGCCCTTGTATAACGGCTGCAAAGGCGACGACGTCAGCGCCCTCCAGCTTATCCTGGGCGGGATCTCGACCGACGGAGACGCAGGCCCGGCGACGGCTGCCAGGATCAAGGCCTGCCAGAAGGCCCTCGGCTTCCCGGCAGCGCTCCAATGCGGAATAGTATCAGCCTACACAGCCAAGAAGCTGGGCTACAAGTCAACGATATAGCTTTCCTGTTCGTCCTCCGGTGTCCTTCGGGCCCGGGGGCTTTTTTTATTGCCTTGGTGGTTTCTTTAGTGGTTTCTCTGGCTTCTAAAATCGTGAAAAAGAATGAAAAAGAATGAAAAGGAATGACAAGGATTAAAAACGCCGAAGCCTTGAAAAATCAACGAAAAACGCCGCAACCGTTGGAATTGCGACGTTCTCGTTTTGGCGGAGAAGGTGGGATTCGAACCCACGTTGAAAGCCTTCAAAGCCTTGAAATATCAATGTTTTGCGTTTTGGTGGTTTCTGTTGGTGGTTTCTGTTAGCATAAGCGACTCGAAGAAGGTGTCGCGCTTTTCGGCCCATTCCGCTCTGGTAGAGTCAAACATATTCGAGTAAACCTTGTCCATAACATACGGCGACGCCCAGCCTCCGGAGTCCTGTACGACCTTCGAGGGAGCTCCAAGCGTGGTCAGCATTGTCGAGGCGTATATGTGCCGGAGGTCGTGGAAGGTCATCGAGATCCCGGCGTTCTTCATTTTCCGCTTGAACCTGAAATAGATCGAGTTTCTGGTCTCCGGTACGATCAGACCGTCGAGGCCCTGCGTCATCCACGCCTTGTAGGCGGGCGTCTGATAGATCAATGCCAGGATGTAGTCCGGAGCCTTGACTCTGCGCTTCCTGGTCGCCGTCTTTGCGTCGGACTTCGTAATGGTCTCCGGGCCGATGTCGACCGTCACGCGGTCAATGCTGATAAAGCCGTCCCGGACGGAGCTGCACATGATGCCCCGAATCTCCGACATACTGAACGACATCCACATAGCCAGCAGCGTCGGAAGCTCGACCGAGGACCCGCGGACGGCTGCTATCACTCGCGCCGGATCCGGGAGATCCGGATGGCTGCTCTGGATCCGCGGGAGCCTGACGTCGAACGCCCTCTTGCAGACGGCCTTGAGGGCCGCGGAGACGAGCCCGAACTCGTTCTTGACGGTCTTCGGGGATAGTGCCCTTCCGGAGACCTTCGAGGGGCGCTTGAGCTCGATGTTGATGGCTGCCTGTACGTCGAGATCCGTCAGAGACTTCACCGGGCGGTCCATCAGATCGGGGAAGGCGTGAGCCAGGATCTTCTTGTAGGAGGACAGCGTGGTCGGGGATAATGTCTCGGAGAGATCTATGTACCTGACGATGGCCTGCCGGACCGTCAGATCCGCCGGGCGGGTCAGCTCTTCCTCGCGCTGGGCGAGGAGCTCGTGAGCGAGACGGCTGCACTCGGCCTTTGTGTCGGCCGTTATACGCCTGTATTGTTTGTGGCCGTCTACGGTGCCCAGGAACACTCTCACACTCCACCGTCCACTTGTTAGTTTTTTAGGGGTCAGCATGGCCGCTCTCCTTTTGTCTGTAAAGAGATAATGTTGCAAAGGATGAATGTATCGACAAGACCGAAAAAACCTCGCTACGGGGCGATTTTCGGCCTTCTCGAATGTTTCGTTGGTATTTCAACGCTTATAGCGTCCTGACGCGACGATGGTCTTCGCCATGTCCAAAAGAAGGTCCTGTCCTTCCTTGTTAAGGGCCTCAAACATGGACGTCAGGGCGACCCTCGGATTGTTTTCCTGATCCTCGAGCCCGAGCAGCCACGTCTCGGACACTCCCAGCGCCTTCGCGATAGCAGAGATCCGGCTCGCGGAGAGATCCACGAGGCCCAGCTCGATCTTGTTTATTGAGGATCTCGACACATAACCGACCTTGTGGGCGAGCTCCTCCTGGGAGAGCTTATTTACCAGTCTGGCGTTCTTTATTCGTGCTCCTATGTTTTCCATGTCATTTTCCTCCGGGCCCTCATTGTAGAACATCGCGAGACAAAAAGCAACTTTTTTCTGTTTTTTGTAGAATTACGGTTGACAAGGGAAGAATAGGTGATAAAATTGGTGTAGATTTTAATTCTACAAAGTCAAGGGAGGCGCCCATGAAGATCAAGGGAAGACTCGCAGATACCGGCGAAAAGTGCGTAATGGAGGCCAATGGCTTCTGGCTGGCAGATCGTGGCCGCAAGATCACGAGCTACGTCCGCATTGATAAGCCGGACAACAAGCAGTATTCAATGGATCGCAGGCGCCTTTTTTACGTCGAGACGGTCGACTAAAGCGCGGAAAGGAGGTAAACATGGACGGAAACCTGCTGAAGTACCACATGGCGAGATCCGGAAAGACCCAGAAGGATCTGGGCGAAGCTCTCGGGATCTCCGTCAAGTCGGTCAACGGCAAGATCCTCGGGAGGACGGAGTTCCGAGCCAGCGAGATCGGCAAGATCAGCCGGATCTGCGAGCTGACGCCCGACGAGGTCATGCAGATTTTTTTTGAATAAGGTGTAGAATGATATTCTACAAAGGAGTCAAGCATGAAACTGTTGAGCATTGACGACGTGATGGCCCTCCTGGGCGTAGGCCGAGCGACCGCGACGAGGATCGTCGAGCAATCGGGAGCAGCTCTGCCGAGGCGGAAGGGACAGGCCTATCTGGTCGTCGAGTCAAAATTACGAGCTTATTTAGAAGCGGGAGGTAACAAGTGAAAACCAAGAAGGACAAACTGATCGACGCGCTGGCCGCTGTGGCCCTTGTGGTCGGGCTGATCGTTATGACCATCTACATGGCCTGGAACCTCCCGGAACATTTAACGACTTGGAGGTAACGTGAAGAATGATCAACACAAAACTGATAGAGGCAGCCTACAAGGAAATCAGGCGAGCCCAACACATCGGGGACATCTCGGGGATCGCGTTCAGCTATGGATTGCCCGGCTACGGGGGGATCTTCGTGACGAAGGGAAACCTGATAGCACGCTTCGGGGAGAACTACCTGATCGAGCCCTTCTCGGAGGAATACCCGGCGAGGGCCTATGTGATCTCGGAGGGCGGCGTCAAGTGGTACGCCATTCTCTCCAGAGACGAGATGACGGCGGAAGATTGGAGGAGGCTGGACGAATGGCAAGAATAGAGGCTTATGCCTGGAACGACACGGACACGGTCCGCGAGATCAAGATCCAGCAGTTCGATGACGTCGAGAAGGCCCGGCTCTGGCTCCGGCACGCCAAGACGACTAACAAGATCCTGGCAACTACGCCGGAGGACATCGGCAAGGCCCGGGAGCTCCTCTGGGGAGGCAAGTAATGAGCTCGCTGTGGCCGATGAGCTTCGGGGTCCGGGTAAAGGTCCCTTGTCACGGCTGCAAGGACCGGACGCCGACCTGCCACCGGGCGGGAGAATGTAAACGCTGGGCGGAGTACCTCGAAAAACGAGAGGCCCGCCGTCAAAAAATCATAGAAGGACGCAGACGCGAAGGAGGTAACACAAATGGCTAAACTGTACGAAATTGATCAGGCGCTCGAGGCCCTTATGGAGGGAGCCTTCGACCCGGAGACCGGCGAGATCCTTGAGGACGCCTACGAGAAGATCGAGGCGCTCCAGGAAGAGAGGACGGCCAAGATCGAGGGGATCGCGCTCTGGATCAAGAACCTGAAGGCTGACGCTGCCGCCTACAAGGAGGAGAAGATGGTCTTCGCCGAGAGGCAGAGGGTCGCCGAGAACCAGATCGACAGGCTGGAGACGTTCCTGACCCGCTATCTCGCGGGCGAGAAGCTGAAGACCACGAGGGTCTCTATCAGCTACCGAAGCTCGCAGGCGGTCGAGGTCGAGGATCTGACGGCCATCCCGGTCGAGTTCCTGCTACCGGCGGACCCGAAGCCCGACAGAGCAGCCATCAAGGCAGCCATCAAGGACGGGATGGTCGTGCCCGGCGCGAGGCTCGAGGACAGGACCTCGATCCAGATCAAGTAAGGAGGGCAAGATGGGAGTCAAAGAGAGTGTATTCACAAAGAGGCCCGGGTGTATGTTGCGGCACGTCAACATGAGCCTGACGCTGGAGAACCTTCAGCGCTACGTCGGCGGCTACATCGAGATCCTCCCGCTGGGAGTCTTCTGTGACCAGGACGTGATCCTGATCTGCAACGAGGAAGGCAAGCTCCGCCATCTGGAGCCGAACTTCACCTTGACATCTATGGGCAGCTTCCTCCCGGTCGAGGACGTGATAGTGGGCGACGTGATCTTCGCCGCCGCTAAAGACGAGGAGATCGTGGGGCTCGAGGGCGACATCGTGGAGCTGCGCGAGTGGCTCATGGATCAGGGCGTGATCTTTTATGAGTGAGGACAATATGAAGAAGCGGATCATGACAGACGAGAGGAAGCACGCCGCGGCTGTGCTCTTAAAAGAGGGCAAGAGCGACGCCGAGATCGCCAAGAGGCTGAACTTTCCGACGGACGTGATAACCGCATGGCGCCAGTCCACCGGGATCCCGGAGGGCGACAAGGCCCCGCGCAAGCCTTATAGGAAGTTGAACAGCGCGGTCACGACCTACACGGACCCGGCTCTGATCAATGCCAAGCCTGTGGAAAAGCCTGTGGAGATCCCGGAAGCCATCCCGGAGCCTGTCAGGATCCATCCGCCGACGCCGAAACCGGAGCCGGAAGAGATCCCGATCGAGGCGGCCACCAGAATTATCAAAACGAAGGACCGGGCATATATCGAAATGCTGGTCGCGTATTTAAGAGTCTATTTAGAGTGTGAAACCCCAAGGAGGTAACAAATGGGTATTCCTATCAAGGGCTTCGAGCGCTACACCATAGAGCGCGACGGAACCATAACGAACACAAAGACCCAGAAGATCCTCAAGCCCATCTACGCCAACAACGGCTATGTGCACGCAGATCTCCATGACGGGAAAGGCAACCACAAGATCCAGCTCGTGCACAGGCTCGTTGCGGAGCATTTCATCCCGAACCCTGACAACCTTCCATGTGTCAACCACAAGGACGAGGATCCCCACAACAACGAAGCCGACAATCTGGAGTGGTGCTCGTATGAGTACAACGCGAACTACGGGACGGCGCCAGAGCGAAGGCGTGCGAGTATGGATCCTTTTTACAAGTCCGAGAAGATTAAGGTCCAGGCTCGGGTGAACGGAGAGAAGCGAGGTAAGCCGGTCATCCAGCTAACGAAGAGCGGCGAGATGGTCCGGACGTATGGATCAGGGAAAGAGGCGGCAAGAGAAACCGGAGCGAACGGCAGCCACATATTAGAGTGCTGCCGTGGGTCTCGGAGATCCGCCGGAGGATATGTTTGGCAGTTTGAAAGGAGCTAATTATGGGAATCTGTGTAATTTTGTACGGCAAGAGCGGAGCTGGCAAGTCCAGATCGCTCAAGAACTTCAAAGAGGACGAGATCTTCCTCGTCAACGTACTCGGCAAGGCCCTGCCGTTTAAGGGCAACTTCAAGTATATAACCAACACGGACGCCGTCCAGACCATCATGCAGGGGCTCTCCAAAATGCCCACCAAGACGGCCGTCATCGACGACTTCGGCTACATTATGACCAACCTGTTCATGCGTGGCCACGGAGGCGGCGATCAGTTCAAGCTCTTCAACCAGATCGGGGACACCGTCTGGAACTTCATCAACTTCATTCAGGGCCCGGCGGTGGCTGATGACGCCATCGTCTACCTCGTCATGCACGAAGACGTGAACGAGGACGGCACGAACAAGCTCCGCACGATTGGGAAGCTCCTCGATCAGAAGATCTGCATTGAGGGAATGTGCACCGTAGTGCTGCACGCAGTCATCAAGGGCGACAAGCACGTCTTCGAGACCCAGAGCAACGGCAACGGGATCGCCAAGAGCCCGGAGGGAATGTTCGAGACCGTCGAGATCGACAACGATTTGAAGTTCGTCGACGAGGCTATAAGGAACTACTGGGGACTCAAGAAGAACACCACGAAGAAGGAGAGCAAGTGATGGCTGACGTCAACCGCGACAACATCAGCACCTTGCAGTACCTCGTGGACTGGGTATCAGATAATCCCTTGCGTTTTTCAAGAAGCGGAGATCTCGAAAAGTGGGGAATTATCAACCACGTCGACGGACATCAGCGGCTCTATATCGACAAAAAGGTGTTTGTCGATAAGATGAGCGAGGGGCTCCGGAGCTGTAAGAGCTTCTTCACATGGGCAACGACAAAAGGCCTTCTGATAACCGGAGACAATCGCTTATCCACGGTGGCTCGAATACAAGGGCGTCCTGTAAGAGCGGTGTGCATACTTTTGGACAAGGCGACGAAATTATTAAAAAGCGACTTGTCGGAGGGTAATCCCAGTTCGATTTTTTCCACAACATTTATCGAAAATACGGCGAAACGATTGGCGGTCAAGTACATCAACGTGCCGTGTTATGTGTATTTCATTACAGATGGGACTAACGCCGTCAAGATAGGAGTGGCAAAGGATATTCAAAAGCGCCTCGTTCAAATACAAGTGGACAATCCAAGACAACTGCACGTCCTCTACCAGATCGAGTGCGTCTCGGAGCGTCATGCGTTTGACGTGGAGAATGAACTACACAAAACCTACGGCGAATACCATCTTCAGGGCGAATGGTTTTCAATCAAAGACAAATTATTAGAGGAGGATAAAGCATGAAACCTATAACCAACTGGAACGACATACAGACCTCGGGCGACTTCAAGGCCCTCGAGCCCGGCGGGTACGTCATCAAGATCGAGACCGTGACCGACAACGAGGCGAAGAAGTACCTCGACATCATCTACGACATCGCGGAAGGCCCGGAGAAGGGCCGCTATGCTGACGACTGGGGCAAGGACCATCCCTACGCTCACAGGCTCGTCAGATCCTACAAGGAGAGCGCCCTGGGAATGTTCAAGGGCTTCATCAAGGCGGTCGATGAGTCCAACGGCACGAACTTCTCCGAGCAGGCCAAGACCGGCATAAACGAGAAGGAGCTCGTCGGGAAGATCGTGGGCGTCGTTATCGGCCAGGAAGAGTACCAGAACGACTACGGCGACATCAAGCTCCGCCTGACTGTCCGCAGCGTCAAGAGCGCCCAGGACATCCGCGAGGGCAAGTACAACATCCCGGACGTGAAGAAGCTCAAGGACGAGGTCAAGGTCGAAGCTCCGGAAGGCTTCGTCCATGACGACGATCTGCCCTTCTGATGGCCTTTCTTGTGGAGGATTCCAGGCAGCAGAAAGGCAAGCACGTCCTCAAGAACGACTGGTGGAGCGCACACGGTGACAAAATCTGCCGCTGCGCTCTCCCGGTCGGGGACTATGCCCTCTTCCCGACTGTCGCGGTCGACACCAAGGCCAGCATGGCCGAGATCGCCCAGAACATCGGGAACGCCGAAGACCATGCTCGCTTCCGGCGCGAGCTGATAAAGGCCCGGGAGTTCGGCTGCAAGCTCTTCGTCCTGGTAGAGAACGAGGACGGTATCCGGAGCGTCGCAGACGTCGCCTTCTGGGACAACCCGAGGCTCGCGGAGTGCCCGGTGGCCATTACAGGCTCGAGGCTCTCGAAGGCTATGGCGACGATGGAGGGCAAGTACGGCGTGACCTTCGTCTTCTGCCGTCCTGATGAGGCGGCCGAGATGGTCAATAGATTGTTAGGTGGTAGTGATGGGAAATAGCTTTTTTAAGATCAACAGGGACCTCTTCCAGAGCGACATCTGGATAGACGACGAGCCCTATGATAGGCGGTCGGCGTGGATTTACCTGATAGGCATGGCGAACTATAAACAGACTCGTCGCTTTTATAAGGGATCCTTGCAGACCACGGAGCGAGGACAGCTCCAGACGTCTGTGGAAAAACTCGCGAAGGCTTGGAAATGGAGCCGTGGCAAGGTGCGGAGATACCTAAAGGCACTCGAACAGGCCGAAATGGTACATACACACGGTACACCAAACGGTACAACCATAACCATTGAAAAATACGCAGTTTATCAAGATCGGCGACCAACTGATGGACCAGCAGACGGAACACCGGACGGGTCACCGGACGGGTCACCGGACGGAACACACAAGAAGAATAGAAAAGAAGGGAAAAAGAATAGCCAAGAAGCGCGCGCACGCGCGGGGGAGCCTTCGGCTGATCTCTGGGAAGATGACGAGGAAGACTTCGGCAGCTACCAGAGCTCCGACACGTCCAACCTGACGGACGCCGAGAAGAAGGCCCTGCTGCTGGCGTGGGAGCGTGAGGCGTTCAAGATGAGGGAGGGCAATAACTGATGGCTATTGAATACTGGATAGCGGCCCAGATGGTCGACAAGCTCTGCGCGAGGAACCTGATCCGGCGCCGGATAAACTCGACCGAGCGGGAGATGATGATCGCGGACATCCAGCAGACCTATGTGACCTGCGACCAGCGGATCCTGTACGAGGTCTTTATGGACTGGATCAACCAGGGCCACGACATACCGCAGCCGGCGGATCTGATACCGAGGGTCCGGGCGATCGAGAGGTCGAGCAAGAAGGGCTCGGGGCTGAACAAGCTCACGCCGGAGCAGATCACGGAGTGCAGGCAACTCTGTATCAGCCACAACGTAAACGGCCGGGGCTATCTGGAGCTGGTCATAGAAGACGATACCGGCAACAGAGCTCCGACGATCAGAGGGAGCTACGAGGCCTTCAAGAAGAGGCTCGTGGCAGCGCTCGAGGATGGGAGGATCCATTGATGGACAAGAAGCACAAATGCCAGAACTGTCGGCGCCGTCTGATGGTGCCTCACCGTAACGGCTTCCCGGAGCACTTCTGCCTGCTGGACGGCCACGGAATGAGCCACAAGGAAGTCGTGACGAGCTGGTGTCCGAGATGGGCCAGAGATGTGAAGCTGGCGGAAGGAGGAAGCTGATGGCGATCCACCATCTGAAGATAAGGCCTGAATACTTTGCGGACGTCTTAATTGGAGTAAAAAAGGCCGAGCTCCGGAAGGATGACCGAGGCTACGAGGTGGGAGATATTCTCGTTCTGCACGAATGGGACGAGGACCGCTGTACCGGAAAGGCTTGTTGTGTATTCGTGACGCACGTTCTCCGCAACTGTCCGGAGTATGGTCTGGCCGAGGACTACTGCATACTATCAATTGATCGAGGAGGAAACTGATGAGCATACTGATTAAGGGAGTGAAGATGCCGAAATCTTGCGGGGATTGCCCGTGTCAACAGGAAGAGTATGGCTATTGCCAAGTCATCGAAGAAGAAGCGCGCTTTTGCGACTACACGAGCCGCCCCGAATGGTGTCCGCTTGTCGCCCTGCCCGAACACCACGGAAGGTTGATAGACGCGGACGCACTCTATAAAAGACTTTTGAAGCAACAGGACGGACACGAAGAAGAATTAGCAATAGGGGACTATGTGTTCCGATCCATTATAGCCGCCGCACCCACGGTCATAGAGGAGGAGTGAAGATGACAGACAAACAATACAGCGAAGCCCAGCGCATTATAGGCAGGCTCGAGGGGCTGGCTGAAGGTCTGAAGACTGATATGTTACATGGCACCGCGTTCTGCCTTGACAAGCTCGTCGAGGAGCTCCGCAAAGAGGACCGCAAACCGAACGAGGATCTGAAGCTGAAGGCCGGCGGAAACTACAACGTGAAGGTCGACGACGAAAAGCCGAGCTCGTACTTGTAGGGAGCTGCAAGGAGGTCATTATGGGCCGTCGAAAGATTGAGCCGAACTACATACTACCGCGGGAGGTCTATATGTCTACGCTCTGGTACATCCGCAACTACCGGCGCTGGATCCTCGACAAGGAGGCCATCGTCGAAGCCTCGCCGCCACCGCCTGACGGCCAGCCGCGGGGAGCTGCCGCCGGAGATCCGACGAGCCGCGCGGCCATCAGGCTGGCGATCGTGAGCGCGAAGCTGAAGCCGATCGAGCTCGCCCTGGATGAGATCCCGGAGGAATACCGCGCTGGGATCCTGGGCGCGATCATCGAGCGGCGCCGATACCCGGACTATGCCGATCTTACCACCTGGAAAAGGTGGCGCCAGCGCTTCGTGTTTTTCGTGGCCAAGGAGCTGGGCTATCACGAGGCGATGTACCGCGAAAAATAAAACACATCTGTTTTTCGTTTATTTTCGTGATATTTTGGTATCGGCAAAAAGCCACCGGGCGCTTCAACCAGTTCGTACACAGCAGACTCCAAGCCTAATCGAAAAGACTCCTCTGTTACCTCGGGGAGTTTTTTCGTTATGTGAAAACTATGGCCAAGAACTTCGCGGAAGCCTTCTACAACTCAAAACGCTGGGTCGATTGCCGCAGCAGCTACATCTCCCAGCGGATCGCGATCGACGGCGGACTCTGCGAGCGCTGCCACAACGCGCCGGGCTACATCGTCCACCACAAGATCTACTTGGATCCGACGAACATCAACGACCCGGAGATCTCACTCAACCACGACAATCTGGAGTACCTCTGCCACGAGTGCCACAACGACGAGCACGTCGGGCGGGAGGCGCCGCTGTGCAGCTTCGACGCGGAGGGCCGACCCTGTGCCGCTACCTAAAAGCATAACCAAAACAACCAAGCAGAACGGCAAGGTCGCCGTCGAGTTTATCGACAACGTGGAGGCCTGCAACTATACGCTGGCCGAGCTGACGAAGGCCGCGCTCCGGGACATAGGAAAGGTCCTGATCCCGATGATCAAACAGGAGACGCCGGTCCTCACCGGACGGCTGCGCTCGTCCTGGCAGAAGTGGGTCCGCAAAGATAAGGCCGGCGAGCAGAAGCTCCAGATCGGAGTGTACTCTGCGTCGCAGGCGAAGAAGAAGGGCAAGCCCTACGCCTTCCACGCGCACCTCGTCCTTCTGGGTCACGCCACGCGCAACGGCGGGTACGTCCACGGGAACAACTTCTTCACGAGGGTCGTTGAGCAGAACGTCGCGACCATCCGCGAGATCCAGGGAAAATATCTTTCCGCCATCGCTGACGCGAACGAGGCGGCACGGATCGTTGAGGCCGAGGAAGGCAAGGCGGAGGACTCGGATTGATACTGCACGGGGCAACCCCCGGGGCTACCCTACCTGCCCAGAAGCCAGGACAC